TGCTTGCCAGTCTTCCGTTCTCTCAGTTTGATGTGCCAACCTTGAACATCTTTAACTTTCAAGGTAAGTATATCTCCGACTCGCAAGCCAGTATTCAGGCCTGTAATGAATAACATATAATACATCTCATTCCACTCTCTGAGATAATCTTTCATTGCCTGAATGTCATCATTATCTTTTATCGGTGATACAAATTCCATATTCTACCTCCTTTCCTTTCCACAAAACAAAAAGCCAGCATTTGCTGACTTTTTACGATACTTCTGTTGGACAACTTTTCTGAATAGAATTAAGGATGACTCCTAAGATGTGATGTGTGTTTTTGTTTCAGAAGTTCATGCTATCATAATAAACCTTTTTTTGTGAGACTTCAAGATACCTTTTGTCTCAATCTTATTTACAACTCACCTTTCAGTATAGCGTACTGTTCTAAGATAATCCTTCTACGTCGATAGATTGTAGCTTTGCTCATAAATTTCTGTTCTGCTATTTCTTCCCATCTCAGTTGAGGATATCTCCAGCGCAAATTAAAGATTTCCTTATCTTCATCAACTAGATTGCTCAAGAGTTTGTTGATAATCCCTTTGAACCCTTCAAGGAATTTTAAGGTCGGATCATCTGCGATTCTGATTGCGATGGTTTCGGTAGGTTTGCTTATTCCTACGCTGGGACCACTCTGAGCATCTGGGTTTCGAGTTTCTAATTCTAGTCTTCTCAAATCTATTGTACGTTGAATGTTTTGGAATTTGAAAAGTTCTCTGTCCAATGTTTTGAGGTCTTCGTCGCTCAATTTCTTCAAATTTTACCTCCGAATTTTCTAAATAATTAAATAAGCTATCGAACATTTTAGAAAAAGCCTTACTGATGTCAGAAACTATCTGCTTAATCATTCTAGATAAAACTTCAATTTCTTCCTGACTTAACTTTCTAAGCTTATTTTCTAATTCTATTTGTTTCTTCTGAGCAAGTTGTTTAGCTTTCTTCTTTTTAATCCTTCTATTCATCTTGCTCTCCATTTTCTGGTATTAGCTTTTATGAATGCAGCCTGCTCTTGCATCTGCTTCCATTCATAATCCATGATGATTTCAAGTTGATTGTTACAAAGACCTTTTAAGAAATCATTTTGAGCTTCTAGCTTCTCAATATCCTTATAGGCCCTTTTGTACAGTTCATCTTCCAAAAATCTAATGCGCTCTGCCATTGCTTCCTGAATGATGATGTAAGTTGGTTTCTTGTACTTTGTCATTACAATCTTACCTCATCTCCTATTTTGAGAGATTCATAGTTTGTTTGAGTAATTACGAAAATGCCATAATTTTTAATAGTGATTGTATACATGTCACCAATCTTCTCCTTTTGTAAGACTCTTCCTTTGATTTCTGCGCCTTGATTATCAGCTTTATAGATAATCATCGGGCGCTTTTCTTCTAGTTTTTTAATGTGAATACTCTGCCAGATGTTTAATCCAGCAGACAATAATATCCAGATTGCGATAAATCGTTTCATGTCTCCTCCTCAAAATAAAATTTACCATTAAAAGGTTTGATTTCAATGATTCCATAATCTAACCCAAGTCTTGCTATAAATGGCTTGCTGATTCTTTCATGCAAGGTAGACATCTGCTCTCTGAATTCATCTAACAGAAGAGTAGATTTGTAGAAATTACATTGATAGCACGCTGGCATATAGTTTTCAAAACTATCTTCTCCACCTAAATAGTGAGGGTGTAGATGATCCACTCTCAAAGTTTTCAAGTCCAAAACCTTGCCACAATAAGCACAGTGACCACCGTATTTATCCAAAACTTTTTGTCTCATGACTTTAGATATGCTTTTTCGTTTCAATCTGTGACCTCCTCAACCTCAATTCCTTCACAAGAGAAGACCCAGCCGAACCCAGTTTCTTCTAGTTGTTTGCGGGTGAATTTAGACTTTAATCTACTTTGTAAGAATCCTAAGAAATTCTCATCTTCAACTCTTACAAGATACTGTTCTGCAGCTGTAATCTTCACAAAGTACAGCTTCTCTTTCTCGACCTCGTAGCCGTCCAGCCAAGCACGAGCAAAAGTTTCTTCGTTCTTTTTGATCCATAATGTTAATTCAATGCCTTGGTTATTTGATTTCAAAAAACTTGGAGTCATAGCAAGATAAAGAGAACTTGTAAGATGTTCTTTACAAACCTCAATCCAATCAGCCACAAACTGCGGAATCACTGGTTTATTCAATTCTTGCCGAATCTTATCAGCATCTTTTAATTGATTACCAACCCATGCTCCCTCAAGTTTGCCTTGCTCGTATCCCTTACGATATTTCATTGAACCGTAGTCATCACCTAGTTCTTTGAGGATGTCATTTAGCCATCTTGTTTGGGTTGTTGGATCAAACCCTCTAATTCGACGAACGACATCTTTTAACTTGAACGGCAATGGTTCTGGTTCATCTAAAGACCGTAAGTCTTTCAAAACCAAATTAACCGAGGTCATTTTTTTCTTGCTAGCTTTAAATTTTTCGTATCGTTCAATTAGTCCCTGAATGTTCATTCTCTATCTCCTTCGATTTCTAAAACGGCATCCTGTGTAAACGTATTACCAATTTCATAATATTTGTATTCCTTAGCCGTCACTTCAAATGTTTCTTCGATCTGCTTATTTCCTGCATATCCTGAAACGACCAGAATGTATTTTCTTTTGGTTCTGGTTGGCACAAGTACAGAACTTTTACCTGTCGCAACAGGTATGAACGTTGTATGAGGTTCATCAATGTACTTATCTACCACCGTCCCACTCGAAATCTGGTGACATGCTATGAGGAAGGATGCGAGTAAAACAACACATAGGATTTTAAAGTATCTCATTCCTTATCCTCCAAAATTACTGAACGGAACTTCCCATCTATAATTATCATACTTACGTACGATATCTTTTAAAATTTTACCTTTTGAGATTTCAATTTCTTGTGTAAATTGCATACCTTGTTCAAACGTGAATATCTTAATGTCAACATTGAATTTCTCAGATATTTTTGTGTAATCGTCTGGGATAGCTCTCCACGCCTGCTCAAAATTATCAAGTTCGATGATAAGAAAATCATCGTCAAGATGAATTTCAAAACTATCATTGTCAATAAAAGCACGTTTTGTGCCATTGATATAAAAATAAGAGTCCGTTGTAGTAAAAGTGATTATCTCACCGTCTGTATCTTCTTCGATTGTGATGTTTCCAACAGCTCCAAACATATATTTCAAAGCTGATTTAATGTTTTCTGCACGTCCTCTTAGTTTAATTGTTCCTTCTGCGAAATTTGCCATCTTTATCCTTCATAATCCTCTTCTTTCACAAACACCCCGTCAATCATCTTACCTTTGCGGTCCTTGATGACTTCATAAGCTTCTTCTAAGCAACTTTCAGCTGTAGTGCCATTGCAAAATGAAACCGTACTAACAACACTATCAAGAAACATCAGGTCTGCTTTGATTAACGGAATTTGTGTCTCATTGTGGCACATATGAACGTATAGTTTTTGAGCGATATTCCCTAAACTAGAAACCATCAGCAGCAATTCAAGTTCCTGTTGATTTGCTTGAATCTGAGCGCCGTTCTTGATTTGTTGCTCAAGTCCAATCAATACTACCTGGATATCTCCAAGAGCATCATAGATCAGTTCAAATTTATCCTTTGCGATACCCTCAAATAGTTCTCCTGACTCTTCCATCAGCTTCAAGAACTGCTTGACTGGATTCGCTTCATGTAGATTTCGGTCAACAAACCACTGTTGAACCTTGTTTTCTAATTCTGTGTTGTTCATATTTTTCTCCTAAAGTTCTTTTGCTATTGCAGCAATAACATTGACTGTCACGCTATTTCCTGCTTGTTTGTATAATTGACTGTTAGAATTGACTTCTTGAGCTTTATCAAAAGCCCAGTCTGGAAAGCCTTGTAACCTCCAACACTCACGAGGTGTTAGCTTGCGAATACGATATCCATCAGTTATTCCAAAACTTCCAACTCGAACAGTACTACCTCCCCCACTTGATGTTAATGTTCCAACCTCATCTTTTGTGATTTTGTTGTAAAAGTCTACAACTTTGACCAGGTTATTCTCTTGATAGCTATTGCTAGTTAGAGTAGGAGCGATGTCATGTTCTCCGCCTCGATTATAACCGTGTGCTCTTTGAATAATTTTTACACCCTCCCCTTTATTTGTTGTGAGTGTGGGAGCCAATCCAGTTGAATCATAAACATCTCCATTCATCCCTTTTCCTGAAGGATGGATGTTCCCGATAGATCTTACTTTCTGCGATTTGCTTTCAACAATGTACGCCCCTGCGCCTTGTGAGTTTCCGTATCTGGTTGTAATGGTATTGCTGTACTGTTCTTTGATTGAAGCAACTTGCTGGCCACTTTTTGAGAGAGGAAAAACTCTTCGGGTACATTCTCCTCTAAGATGTCCGATAATGAACACACGTTCCCGATTTTGGGGGACTCCGAAATTCTTGCTGTTAAGCACTTGCCATTCCACATCGTACCCCAATTCATCCAAGGTTGAGATAATGGTCTCGAATGTAATTCCATTTTCATGGTTGAGCAGTCCTTTGACATTCTCAAGGAATAGATATTGAGGTCTGATAATAGATGCGAACCTAGCAATTTCAAAGAACAAAGTTCCTCGTGTATCTTCAAAACCTCGTCTGTTTCCTGCAATTGAGAAAGCCTGGCACGGAAATCCTCCACAGATAATGTCCACACGTCCGATTCCTCGAATAGACTCATCTGTGACTCTTGTAATGTCATGTAATTCAATTTCTCCCTTCGTGTCGTGTATAGCTTTATAACTGGCTCTTGCGAATTTATCAATCTCACAAAAACCTATACATTCATGACCGGCGGATTCCATTCCAAGACGAAATCCACCGATGCCTGCGAATAAATCTAGGAATTTCATAACCTCACCTCATCCCCAACTTTCACCTTGTCATACACTTCCTTCGTAACTACGAAAATACCGTAGTCACGAATCGTAAGCGTGTATAGCTTGCCGTGTCGTCCTTTTTCGACGACCTTACTGAATATCTCAGCGCCTTGGTTATCAGCCTTGTAAATTGCAATAGGGCGCTTTTCTTCCAAATCCCGAATCCTGTCCATCTGCCAGATATTCAATCCAGCAGATACCAAAATCCAAATTGCGATAAATCGTTTCAATCTGTAACCTCCTTAATCTATATTTCTCTCAAATACTCGTTGAAAAGATCTTCATCAAGTATTCCGTTTTCAATTAAATTCTCAACTGCAGTTTCAATTTTTATCAAACGATTTAACTCATTGTTAGGCAGTGTAGCCATAATAACTTCTTCCATCACTCTACCTCATTTCTTCCATCTCTTACTTTTTGCAAATAATATTTATATATTTCATTGCTACCATGGTCATTTACTAACTTTTCAAGTGCCCTATTGACTACTTCAGACACGCTCCTATAACCACCATACTCTTTAATGGCTTCGACGTGGTCATATAGATCTTGTGTAATCGTTGCTTGTATCTTTCTAGGCTTCACTCAACCTCCACGACTTCAAACAAAGGACTGTTGAATATTTCTCCGAACCCCGCTTCTTCTAGTTCTTTGCGGGTGTGATGTTTCCTAAGCTCTCCAAAACTGCCAAGACTTCTAAACTTCCAAGTATTCGAAAGTTCCCCGAAAAATAAACACTCGCATTCTTCATTCACACCTTTGATTTTCACCAAATACAGCTTCTCTTTCTCGACCTCGTAGCCGTCCAGCCATGCTCTGGCGAATGTTTCTTGGTTGTCTGAGTCTTCATCTTCAAAGAGCCAACGATAAACGCTTTTGTTTTTTGCTTCTTCAGAATGATATAATGCGTGAGCTAAAGTAATTTTCCTGACTTTGCAATACTCAATCCAATCCGCTACAGACTGCGGAATTTGGACTTTCCCTGGTTCGTCTAGTTGTTTCACTAAATCCAAAACATCGTCCAAAGCAACATAAAACTTTTCTCCATACAATTTATCTAAATTTCCAATTTTCTCAATCAATTCCTGCTTATTCATCTTAGTTTCCTCCATAAATCAAATAAACTGCAATAACTACCTGAGACATTCCTGGCGAATAGCCAACCCAATCATCAAACTCCTTAGATTTTGGCAACCACCTCTTAGTAGCTCCCAAATCATAGTCTTTAGGTTTTTCATCAGCAAAGATACATTCCATCGCTCCCATAAACGTCATGCCATCTTCTGTCATTTCCCAGAAATAGTCTGCTCTGTCTCTTACCGCTTGTGGTAAATCTTGCTTGGGAGGTTTGGGTTTCCCATCTTCTACCGACCATCCGTATACTCCATTAACTTTTTTCTTTAAATCTTCCATCATCTTCCAATTCCTCCAACTGTGCTTTCATTTTCTTCAATTTTTTCTTCAAAAATTCAAGATGAGCAGTACGACCTTGTGCGACTCGTCTATCGCACGGCTTCGAGTACTCTTCAATTTCCTTCTCCGTTTTCTCGATTGAATGTTTCAATCCGTCAATCATTGTTTGTTTACTGTATTTCATGGTTTAACCTGATTACTAAAAATCCAGCTCTTGCCCCTCATGGCTCAAAGACACAAGAGCTGGCAAATTCTTTATACGTCATTCGTCCAAGTCTGACGCATATTCTAGCTCGCTTTTAACGTGGTTCGCGGCACGTTGATT